AAACCTTCATTGCCGAAACGACCGATCGCTCGTAGAGCAACGAATGGAGAATAGCGTTTGAAGCGTCACGAACAAGCTTCGATCTGTCGCGGCGCACAGCGTCAATTCCCTTCATGTCAAGCTCTTCCTTAAAACCACCCTTGCCGTCACTTGTGAACTTGATTGCGGCGTAGTTCTTCTTTTTCAAAAGGAGATAAGGAAAATATACTTTTTCGTTTGTCAAGCGTACGGCCGAGCATGCCTCCGCCAGATCCTTGCGACCTCGCCATTCTTGAGTCGATAACGAAATGGATGCCGAAAGAGATCCGGCTCCGCCAATTTCTGTAACCTTCCCTTCCCGTAATTCTGCCGTAATTTTGTTTGAAGCTTCTTCCCCGAGCTCATTTGCGCGCTCCACTGTAGTACCTTTGCCCCAGAGAACCATTACGCTGTCCGTGTCCCCATAAATGACTTTGGATCCCGGATATGTTTTCTCTGTAAAGTTTTTTGAAAAGTCGATAAAGAGCCGGCCTTTTAATGTCGTGACAGCCGCGACGGGCTTGCACGGCATCAAGCCGCGTTTCTTGGACACTCCGCAAAACCCATAGCATGAATTGCAGGCGACCTTTAAGCCGTTTTGGCGTCCATTAAGAACTGCCTTTTCCGCGGGATCCTTGGACTCGTTCATTAATTTTTTAACCGCCTTCCGTGCGTCAATCAAACGCTTTAGTAAAGAAGGTAAAACTCCCGTAACGTGCATCACGAATGTGTACTTGCGATCCTGAAGTTCGTATTTAAGAAGCTTGCGATTGACAAGAACATTGTTCTTAATCACATGAGTTTCAAATGACACTTTGGATTGTGTAGTCTGAGAAGTAGAAGAAGAAGAGGAAGAAGAGGAAGAAGCAGAAGAAGAAGAATAGGAGGAAGAGGAAGAAGAGGGAGGCGAACCCATGGCCAAAACGTCAGCGTCCAATACAAGCGTAGAAGGGCACAAGTTGAAGTATCGAATAATTGATGGATAAAGCGACTCAAAGTCGAGAGTTGACACACAATCCTCGTAAAAACCTGTAACAGGCTCAATGACAGTTGCGCCTTCATAATCCGGAGCCACTTTCTTGAATGAATTTGTATTTTCGTTGTCATCGAGCTCATTGTCAGGCCATCCGGAATCTCGAAGATTAATTGCATAATCGTCTTTAACAAAACGGGCAATTAGATTCATGACTTTGACTTGCTGGCCGCTGTTTACCACGTCGTGAAATGATGTATAGCAAACCCTTGACATTTCAATCCAGGTCGGCATGTAGGACAATTTGGAAATCAAGAGAATTGGAATGTCGCAATCTCGAGCACAATACTCGGCAATTTCCCAACGCTTTTTAAGATTTCCAGATTTGTAAGATGCAAACATATCGGACGCTGACAAATCAATCTTTTCTTGATCAGCCTGACCCAAAAAAGTTTTGGATGCAAATTTTAATGTGTTTGATTCTGGCTTCTTGTCGTCCTTGATAATTTGCATCAAGTCGATATTAATGCGCCCCGTCATTCCAATGTAGGAATATACATTGTCTCCTCGAGCAGCAGACGACATTCGTTTCTCGACCAAGTTGCATTTTTCAGATGCAAAACGACTTAAAAAAAACCCACGTTGAACAATTTTTAAAGGCCTTCTTTGCAGAAGCATGGACGAAATGGAGTGCGGAAAGTACTGAAGAATGTTTTCCTTAAATTCTTTTTGTACATTCGACGGCATTTTCTTGACGAGAGCAAAAGCATCGTTCCATTCTCCTGCTTTGCTTGCTAAAGAAGGAAACTCATCCAATATATTTAAGCGAAATAGTTTAGCAGCATATGCCGAAAGACCTGCAGACGATACATATACGTCGTAGTCTTCTTCTTCATCTTCATCTTCCTTCTCGTTCCCATTCTCATCCTCCTCATCGTCCTTCACATTCCTATTATAATTATTATTATTATTGAAGGAGGAAGACGAAGATGAAAAAGAAGAAGAAGAAGACGAAGAAAAAGAACTTAAGTTTCTTGAGCTGCCCTTCTTGTCTTGCAAAATCTTTTCTTCCTTTATTAAAGCATTAACGAATGAAATTCCAATATTGTAGTTCATTTTAGAAATCCAGTTTGATACTGCAGCATAACTCGAAGAAGACCGAATTTTGCTCAGCAGTTCCGCTGCAGTGTCTAACTTTGATAAACTTAATGGAATTGCAGACTCGAGAGACGCTGAAAATGGAATTTTTGAGAGCAACGCAAGTTGAAGTTTCTCAGATCCGCGCTCGCCTTGTGGTAAATAAGACTGCTTGTATTCACCGTACAAGAAGGGGTAGTCGAACCCGAATGTATTCCAACCTGTTAAGATATCCGGATCGCACGCAATAACAAAGTCCCGAAATCCTTCAAACATTTCTCGACTTGTAGAAAAATGATATAAACTCATCATGGATTGTTCTTCTTTTTCCTCTGCCTGAATTGCAGTAGAAGGATTTTGTTCAGAGACGCAAAACATGACTCTTTTAATAGAGCTTAAAGGGGATCCATAAAACCACAAGGAAATGCCAATGTAAATTGTATTGTCGCCCTTTAAAAAATCTGGAAAGGATCCGTCGTCAGAATACATTTCTCCGTCAATGGAACCGATGAGCAAAGGCGCAATTCGGTTATCAGTAATTGGAGCCGGAGCAATCTCAGAAACATCGCACTCGATTTCGATTTGGCAGTTCGAGAATCTGGACGCCCAGTTTGACTGGGCAAAGGAAAGTGTCGTGTCCTTCGATTTTTTCAGTAAAACCCAATCAGACAGCGTAATTCCCAAATCATTACAAAACCGTGAGTTCGGCTTAATTTGTACATCGACCAAGTCAAGAATTAATGAATTTCGCTCGCGATTGAAGGATGAAGGCTTACACTTGTTCGCAGCCTTAGTGGCCTCTGCAAATGAATCGAACGATATTTTTGCAAAAGAAAATGTTCGAGTCTTGCTGGCATCCGAAGGATCGGGCTGCCATCCATAAAACTTTTTCTTGTTCTCCAATGTCACAATTATTCTGCCGCTTTTTGGATCCGCAAGATTTTTTTCAAAGTAGGATTTAAGAAGCTTGACTTCGCTTTCTGATAAGTTCTCTCGGACCTGAACACGAATCCAAGGCCTATAATTTTTTACTGATATGCATATGCTGTTCCCTTCTAAATTTGATCCAAACAAGACAATTCTTGTCAACAGATTTTCGTTTGAATCTGAATCATCGTCGACTATATACTCGCTTGAGTCTTCGTATCGAGACGTTTTTGAATCGCCTTCATTAAATTTCATTTGGCCGTTTTCATAATCGGCACAATGTACGTGAAGAAGCATGAATTGGATGGAAACATCTTGTGCTTTTGTATGTAACCCTAAAATTGAAGGAGAAACAGCAGGGCGAATAGACTCTCCCAGCTGAATGTGAGTTTGAGCTGCCATTTTTTGATTTTATGATTATAACCATAAAAAAAATAAAATAATTAAATAAATACAATGTTTGCTCTTTTAAGCCGAATTGGATATGACAAGGCTTCTTCAGATCTAATTACTGACATATATAACGCAGTAAAGAAGACAAACAATGCTTTTTACATGAGGGATCCAGAAACTCCTAAAATTGGTGGCGGAGGATTTGTTTTTTGTGAAGACCCCGAAGTAGACGAAATTAAACGGGAATTAAAAATTCGGGTCGAATCAGGAACTGCACTAGCTTTGGGTCTTAGAAACGTCCAACATTTTTTAAAAAATTATGAAGACTTTGTTACCGTAAACTTTACATATTTTGAAAACAAAATATATGGATGCTCTGAACAACGTTTGAATGACGAGAACAAGATAAAGACACGATCTATGACTATTTTTGAAAAAACGTTGAGCGATTTGAAAGAGGATTTTAGAATTCAACTAGTAGAAGATGCAATGATTTAAAAATAATAAATAAAAAAGAAAATGGCTTTTGCGATTTTAGAATTCAATTAGTAGAAGATGCAATGATTTAAAAATAATAAATAAAAAAGAAAATGTCTTTTGCTAACCCTACACGATTGATTGAAAACGTTCCGAGATTGAGGCATCTCGCAGAGTCAAAAATGATTTCTTTTGAAGGCTTGTCAAGGCGTATGGACGTAATCCAATTTATGGACAAGTCGAAGAATGTTGCGGTTGGAAAGGGCGCCGGCGAACATTTGGCTTCTCATGTAGATGAAGACGAAGATTTAGTAGACAGGTCTGGATACAAGGATTTTGTGAAAAACAATGGCCGAAAAGTGCTTTCAAATTTTTTTCCAAGTGTTGTAAAAGTAGGAGGACGATTGTATCCGTCAGTCGAGCACTCGTTTCATGCCGGAAAGGGATACTTGATTAACTCTGCAAACTCACTTAAGGAGGCTGAAAAGTTTGAAGTGGGTGGTGAATATGAAACTATTGAAGGAGCAAAATTGAAAGGAAAGGGGGGAAAACGAGGAGGATTAAAGATGAATGAAAAACAGGTTAAGGATTGGGACAATGAGTCTGTCAAGGTAATGAAGGAGGCCATTTCTTACAAGTATAAAAATGACAGCTTGTTCCATAAAGTTTTGAACGATACAGGAAAGGCTTTATTAATTCACGCGATTCGAGGGAAGCTAGAAACAAGAATATCAAAAATCTTGATGGATTTACGAGACAGAGACACTTCATTATATGAAACGAGAACAAAAAAACGAAGTCGGAGTCGAAGCCGCAATACAAGTCGCAGCAAAAGTCGCAGCAAAAGTCCAAAACGATCAAGAAATTTTCCGAACGAAGCGACAGAGGAAGAACTTCAAGAGTATTATGAATGCATGACAAGATAAAAGAAAAAAGAAAAAAAATGTCGAGATCAATGAAAAGATCGCCCTCGCGGCGTGCCCTGCGTGCCCGCAAAAATCGCTCAAGATCGCTTTTTTCTGACAAAAAATCAAGATTAAGAAAAACTTCTCGATACGCAAAAAAGTCAGCACTGTTAAGGGGTGGATCAACTTCACAAGACCAATTAAAATATATTGAAAATAATTTTACAAAGTTTACTTTTGATACTGCTGAAGTTTTAGGGTTACGTTTATTAGATAATAGAATATCCAATAATCACGTGAAGCCTATTTACGATCTTTTCTTATGGAATAATAAAGACTTTGAAAATACGTATTACGATTGTATTAAATATTATTCGCTTATAGTACAGGGTGCATATGAAAAATACAATATTTTCAGAAATTTTAAACTTGATTATAATGGAGATATATTAACTTTTAAACAGATAGAAGCTGTTATTGAAGATAAACAAGGAACATTTTTCAAATATAAAGAAGAGAATCAATTTTTGAAATTTGAATTAAATTCAAACTCTAATTTAGCAATATACATACCTGTATTTAAGACATCTGGCGTTGACGGATTTCAAATTGGTGGAAAATGTTTTTTGGCCACATGGAATAAAAGTTACAAATTTATATCACCGATTGTGTCGGGAGAAAATGTAAAATATATGTTGATTGATTTTTACAAAACAATTGATCCTAAAACTGGAACTACTAAGTCAGTTTTAGACTTAGTTGAACGAAAAGAGTATTTACGCAAAAAGGTTTCGAAAGAATTGCAAGATTCAATAGATTCTAAAAAAAAATATGTAATAACTAAGTGGGAATTCGACACATATGTTTCGCTGGGAATCTTAAATAGAAAAGCTTTTGATGCATTTCAAGGACCCAATTTTCAATTACTTTTTGAACTTAAATAAAATAGATTTAAATTCCTTTTCTTTGCTTCTTCTTTTTTCTGTTTCATCTTCGTCGTCCATAATGGAGGATTACGAAATTGCAGTATTTGAATATTCAGATTTGTATGACGGTGAATTCATAGTATCGAAAGGTAAGGTTCTTGACGCTTTCATGAAAAAATACGAACGTTACTTTCCGTTGGAATATTATGACAAAAAGGATATTGGACTTACGAAAAGCAGATTGTGGATGTCGTACACGGACAATTCAGGCGGAGATAAACCCATGACTCTCTTTCTTTTTGGATTGATAACGGAAGATCTTGTAGCCGCAATCAAAGACAAGGTAGAGATTTATTATAAATGTTTTTGCGGAGATTGTGGAAAGGAAATTCAAGTTGATAACTGGGCGCTTTGTGAAGTGTGCCGAAATATTTAGTTATACTTTTATAGTTTTCAAACAGTCAATCCAAAACTATTTATCCACGCATTTTCCCCGCTCGAATCACAAAAACGATCAATCAAAGCTTTGCACTTTTCATACGGATACGAATTTACTTCGTGACTTGGCCTTCCCCTGTATTCCGCAAAGGTCATTAAAGTAAAATCGCAGCGTTTTAGTATATCGACAATTGCAGACATGACGGAAAGTTCGGACGGCATCGCAGTTTTAGAAAAGTCTTGATTATGAAAATGAGTTGAAGGAAAGGGCAAGGAAGAACAAGTCGAGCAAGAGGAAGATCTCGAAAATGCCCTCAAAAAATCCTGTTCAAGAACAAACGGTCTCTCCTCAAAAGGAGCAGCACAGATAAATGCAACTGCACATGAAAAAACATCAGCTTCCATTTGAGTAAATGCCACATGCTGGGTCGCATAGCTCAAAAGGATTCGGCATAAATGAGCATCCGACACCATAAGACAATTCCAAACAAAAGAGTCAGGAAAATTATGAATTGATTTGAGTTTTAAAATACCTTCGACAATTGCAATCTTGGCATTTTTCTCGTCTCGAAGACTTGAATAGTACATTGAAATGTCTCGTCGAATAAAGTCGAATTTTACAACGGAAGAGTCCGCTGAATAGTTTGTAGATCCAGAAGGGGATAAAGAATACATTCGAATATCGCTCAATAAAACGAATTTATGTGCGTTTGTTGAAGATAAAGAAGGAGGAGAAGAAGGAGTGGAAGAAGAAGAAGGAGCAGAAGCAGGAGTAGGAGTAGGAGTAGGAGGAGGAGCAGGAGGAGTAGGAGGAGAAGGAGGAGGAGGAAGAATAGCTGAAAGTTTTACAAGATAATCCATTGCTTGAATTTTATGAAAAGCGGTATCAAAAGTATGAAACTTTAATGTGACAATGTCTTTCATAAGAGGACGTAGATCAGGATCGAGCTGCAAACACGATAGAGCCAATTGATCTAAATCGTCAAGTTTAGACGAGGAATTAAGAAAAAAACATGGACTCTCGCACCCCTCGTTACATTGATGTTCAAGAAGCATTCTGCGATGAGCAGACATGAAGACATTGCATAACGGAATTTTAGGAGGCACTGACATGTTTCCCAGAGCTCGAATTCCTTCAACAGTATCAAATGCATCAATTTCGCCACAAGATGGTCGTCCAACTCGATCCCATATGTTTTGAAGAACTAGAGAATCATTTCCTTCGTCTGCATCGATAAATCCAAAATCACAAAAGTGCTCTCCACATAAAAGTTCAAACACAATAGTTCCAAAAGACCACACGTCTGCCTTGTTTTCGTAAGAACATCGCAAAAAAATTTCCGGTGCTCTAAATGGAGCTGTTGTAACCCCCGGATCGCGGCTTTTGGTTCGAAATGTAAGCATGCCGTAGTCAATAATGTCAAGTATAAGATTGCCTTCCTTAATAGAAAGAACAATATTTGCAGGCTTCAAGTCCCGATGAATACATTGTAGGTTTGTATGAAGGTTTGAAAGCTTCTTTGCTAATTGCTCGACAATCGCAGATACAATACGCCTGGGAATAAGAGTTCGGGTTTGTGCCGCCCTCGACATTAATGCCTGTAAAGTAAAGTCACCAAGGGGAAGAGAAATCCCAATTCCAAGAAGATTTTCTTCGCAGACATTGTCGTCGCACGTTTTGAGGCCGTACTTATGAAGAGTGCCTGCAGCAAACAAGACAACTCCTAATCTCTTAATTCCACAATTTCTCGAGCTTGACGCCCACAATTCTCGTAAAATAGACACCATGTTCTCCTCGAAAAACTTGCAGTTAAATTCGAAAGGCATAATTTTTATTGCAACAAAAGCAGAACCAAAGAATTCTCGAGATCTGCACCTATAGACTGTTCCATATGACCCCTTGCCAATCTTCTCAAAGACTTCCA